GCAGATTATCGTAACGGCAATATCTATGAGTTAGATTTTGATACGTTTACAGATAATGGCGACCTAATCCAGCATAGAAGAGATACGGTTTCGATTAATGGCGGTACATTTGGCAAGCCTGGTTCTACTGTATTTATGAACTCGTTGCGGTTAGAGGTCGAAAGCGGGACTAGCTTGGTGACTGCTGAATCACAAATCATAATGCAGTACTCAGATGATAACGGTAGATCATGGAGCACTGAAAGATGGCTGTCTATTGGTGATCAAGGTGAATATCGCCATGAGCTAGTATGGTGGGGCTTAGGATCGTTTAAAAATAGAATGTTTCGCTTCACGATGTCAGACGCTATCAAGTGGGTATTAATCAAACTATCTGCTGATGTGGAGCTTGATAATGGCTAATGTAGATCCTTTTGTAATAAGCTGGCCGAAAGCGTGGACTGAAGATCGAGAGATAGGGCCGGTAGTACATTATTTGAATAGATTTCTTCATGATTTATGGCTAAGGTCGGGCGGTGGTAGTGACTTTATGTCTGATGCAAGCACTCAAGAGTTGTACCCATGGAAGACGGGCGAAGTTCAAGAGCAAAACTTAGCGGCATTATATTCAAGTAAAGGCGCGTCTAAAGAGTTTGAAGTTGTAGAGGTGACGGGAACAACTCACACCACCGCAGGCAACGAAATAGTGATATGCACCAATACATCGCCGCTAGTTGTAACGTTAAACGCAAACCCCGACCACATGGAAAGGGCGATCATAGTTAGAAATTCGACGGGAGCGGTTAGTGTGACATCTACAAAACAGATAAGCGGCAAGACAACAAAAAAGATACTAAGGCGATATAGCGCACCAGATCATATATTTACAACTGAAGCCAATACTTGGAGCGTAATATGAGCGGGTATGAATTCCCAGAACTACCATTAACCGCGTTTGGCGATCTAAGAACAACAGAGCTAACGCCTCAGTTTCAAGGATCTTTTGAGTATACTGTTAGTAATACAGAGTTAAGCACGAATACGGTGACGGGTAGCGGGACGGTAACGCAGGGGGCAGCTATGGCTGTCTGCACAACAACGACAACAACAGCAAGCACGGCAAAATTTCAATCAAAGCGCCACGCCAAGTATAGAGCTGGTTTAGGTGGGTTAATGCGTTTTACGACATTATTTACGGCCCCAGTTGCAGCAACAGAACAGTATGCTGGCATAGTTGATGAGACAGGCTCAAGCGCAGCATTTAAGAACGGGCTGGCGGTTGGCTATGACGGCACTACGTTTGGATATCATAGATTTTCTAATGACACGTTAACCACTGCCGCACAGGCAGGCTGGGATGACCCGCTTGACGGAACTGGCGCAAGCGGACAGACCATAGACCATACTAAGTTAAATATCTGGTATATTCAGTTTGGGTATCTTGGCGCGCTTGGCCCTATACTATGGTTTGTTGGTCAAGACAATATTCCGTATAAAGTTCATACAATGCCGATAACGGGAACGCTAACAGAACCCACCTCACACAACCCAAACTATCATTTCACTATATGGGTGAATAATAAGGCTACAGTAGATAATCTGATTTTAAAATGCGCGTCTTATGCTTATTTTATCGAAGGCAAAACCAAGTATTTCGAGATTCACCAGCCCCAATTTTCAACAGGAAAGCAGCAAGCGACAAGCGTTACCTCTTCTGATAATGTCTTAACAATACGGAATAAAAGTACGTATGCCAGCAAAACGAACTATATAGACGTACTGCTAGAAAGGGTGAGTGTAAGCTTAGAGGCGAGCGGAACTAATAACTTGGCAGAGGTAAGGATGGTTAGAAATGCCACGCTAGGCGGTTCGCCTTCATATTCTGACGTAAGTGCCACGGATTCAGTGGTTGATTATGATGTGGCAGGGACGACAGTCACAAGTGGTAAAACTCTAGATGTATTCTCTTTGGCAGGTAAGAATGATAGTGTGAATATTGATCTAACGCCTTATGATATAATACTGGCACCAGGCGAAACCATATCATTCGAAGGCGTGAGCGCCAGCTCAGCTACAATAAACGTGACACCTCTTTGGAAGGAACTTTTTTAATGGCGTCAACTCTAGGAAATTTCACAAGCGAGACCCAGCTAGGCACTAGCTCAACTTCTTTAGTGTCTACAACTTCAAGCGAAGTAAAGTTTATAGGCAAAGCAACATTTACAAACACTTCAGCAAGTGCGGTTGAGGTTATTGTATGGCGTGTGCTTACAGCTACAACACCGGCCGCGGGCAGTGGCGGGAACTGGCTAGACAAGAAAACAATTCAGCCGAACAAAGTTTGGGAATGTGATAAACTAGAACAACATTCAATCGGCAATAGTATGAGCATCTTTGCTACAGCAGGTGCGGCAAGCGTTATTAATGCGGATTTAAGCGGGGTGACTGAATCTTAATGAAGCAATTAGTTATCAATTACACCATTAGCGGGACTACAGAAACATGAATAATGTAGCTAGTATCAGCTCGTTTTTATCAATTCCAGATAAAAAACTAAGCGCCCCAGAGTATAGGAAATGGATTACTGAAGCGGAAGAAGCTATAAAGAGTGAGTATCAGACTGTAGATAGGCATACCAGTATAGCTGCGGGGTTTAAGTTAGAACATGCGGTGACGCCAGGACTTTACACCAGAGAGCTAACAATGACAAAAGGTTCCCTGGTATTTTCTCGCATTCATAAGCATACGCACCCATATATAATGCTAAAAGGGAAGATGTCAGTATATGACGGGGAAAAAATACAGTATGTAGAAGCGCCCTTTAAAGGCGTGACGGAGGCGGGAACCAAGCGTGTCGCTTATATAGAGGAAGACGTAGTGTGGATAACTTTCCACCCCACAGAATTAGACTCAATAGAAGAGATAGACGGGGGCGATACAATCACTTGCGATACGTTCGAAGAGTTTGAGGCAGGCTTAATGGTAGAGGTGAATATATGAGTTGGGTGGCGGCAGCAGTAGTTGGTGGAGCAGCAATAAGTGGTGTGGTTGCACATAAAGCGGCAGGAGATGCAGCAGATGCACAAACAGAGGCCGCGCAACTAGGAATAGGTGAGCAGCAAGCGGCTAGAGAGCAGGCGCAAACAGCGGCACAACCCTTTGTTGATATTGGGCTTAGTGCAGGCGACCAGCTTCAAAGCTTAATATCAGATCCTACACAGCAGTTATCAGAGATCAACCCAGTAGTTGATTTTCTACGCAACCAAGGGTTTGAGCAGATACAAGAAAGCGCAGCAGCTCAGGGTAGATTAGGGGCGGGCGGAACACTTAAAGACTTAACGCAGTTCAATACTGATTTAACGTCTACTATCGTACCTCAACTGCAAAACCAGCGATTTAATCAGTTGTTCAATGTCTTAGGTTTGGGTCAGAATGCAGCAGCGGGTCAAGGCTCAGCAGCGCTTCAGACAGGCACGAATATATCTAACCTACTTGGTAACGTCGGGCAGGCTCAGGCAGGTGCCCAGATAGGACAGGCTAACGCTATAAGTGGAGGTCTACAGAATATCGCTAGCGGGATTGGTGCGTTCGGTGGCGGGCTTGGTGGATCACCAGGCTCAGGCTATACACCAGTTCCAAACTCGCAATTTTCAACAGCAACTAACCTAACGCCTCAAGCAATTCAAGGCTCAGGCCCATTAGTATTTTAGGTGGTATATGGCTACATTAAATCAGTTTAACCCTGTAGGCGCATTTCAAAGCGCTAGACAGAACGCACTTGCTATACAAAGCCAAGAGCAAGGTATAGCGAGAGAGGCAGCAGCAGCGCCAATTAGAAACCAACTAGCAGAGCTTCAGCTAGGGCAAGCGCAAAAGACCGCGCAACGGGGTCAGACCCAATTCGACCAAGGCCAGGTATTGCAGCGTGCTAAGATTATGAACCAAGCAGCTACAGCATTGAGAGGTATTGCGCCGGAAAATAGAGCAGGGGCGTTTACTAGCCTATTGCCTAAACTTCAAGAATTTGGCATTGATACAGCGCAAATAGAACAACAGCCGTTAACAGATGAAAACCTTGATCTGGCTATTTTTAACACTAAAGCGTTTCTAGATAACCCGGAAAAGGCGATAAGTGACTTAGATGTAGCTAAGGCGGAGAAGCTGAGAGCAGAAACAGCAAATTTAAAGCAAAAAGAAGTACCGCCGACTATAGATACCCCGCAAGGATCACCTATTGCTGGATTATTAACAAATTTAACGCCAGAACTAGCTTCTAAAGCGCAAACTGTTTTTGATGCTTCAGGTGGCGGTGATAAAGGTGTGAAAGCAGCGTTAAAGGTTATCGACTCAGGAGCAGAGCAGGAAAAGCTTGACGCGGCTCCGTTAAAGCTTAAAACAAGCTACCCAAATGCTACACCGGAAGAGATGACGCAATTAGAAAACGTTATGAAGTCGGCTAAAAATGCCGAGTCAGGATTTAAAGAAGTCGATAAACTTAGAGAGAAGCAGCGGCAAGTTAAGAAAGGGAAAGTATTTCAGAAAAGAGCTGTTGACCTGTTAGATAGAATATTAGGTGCAGATGAGTTAAATGACGTTATAGGCTCTATTGAAGGGTCAGATGAGTCATTAATTCCTTTTGGCGGGCAAAAGCTTAGAGGCGACAATGAGTCTGAAATAATTGCGGATATAGAAGAAGCTGGGAACATATTAACTGCTGATAACTTAGATATTATGTCTGGTGTATTAAGTGAAACAGATATCAGAATTATTGCTAACTTGGCAGGCGGCGCGCTAAATAGAAAGCGTGGGGAAGAGGCTTTCATTAAGGATGTGACAAACCTTAGAGCAAAGATGGCGGGTGAGTTAGGGCTAGAAGATCAGGCCGACTTACAAAGTAAAACAGATGCAGAGCTATTGAGTTTTTAATATGGCAACACAACAAGAGAACTTAGCTAGATTTCAAGAGATATCAAACAGAGGTTTGCAGGATCAATTGCCGCCTGATAAAAGAGCTATATTTGATGAAGCGGTAAGCCGTGGATTAGTTCAAGTAGAAAGCCAAGATTTTCCAGGTGCTAGCGTAATAGAGCCAGCTTTAACAGTAGCGTCGTCAATTCCAGCAACCGTACTCTCTGGCATAGAGGGCGCAAGAGTAGCGGCTACAGAAGGTCTAGACGAAGGAGTAGCAGCGCAGGAAGGAATTGCTAGCGGGTTAAGCTTTACGCCTAGAACTCAAGCGGGCAAAGAAGGCTTAGAAACTCTAGGCAAAATAGTTGATTTTGGAATAGATGTGGCAAATATCCCTATTTCGGGATTGGCTGGAATGGTTCAGATGGTTACGGGCGGGTCATTAGAGGACGCTGTAAACACTATTAACGCTATTCAAAAAGAAGGGTTAGGCGAAACGTTAGGCGGGAAAGCACTTGACGCTACAGGAAGCCCAGAATTAGCCACACTAGCTCATATACTCCCAGACGCAGCGTTAGAGGTGTTAGGCTTAAAGGGTGTTGGCACAGCATTTAAAGGCACTAGAAAAGCTGCAGATATGGCAGTTCCAGCAGCTAAAAAGGCAGTTCCAGCAGCTAAAAAAGTGGCTATAGCTGGCAAAGAGCTTGCAGAAGATGTTGCTAGTATTAAGACGCCAGCAAGGAAAGAGATCGCAAGACAGCTACAGACAGGCGAAATAAACAAAGATATTGCACGATTTAAGCTTTCAAAAGAGGGTGTAAAAGATCCTACTGAGATGCAGAAGATACTAGGCTTAGATTCGCCTAAAGTAGTTGCTGATAAACCTTTAATTAATGCCAGTAATCAGGGGTTTGATGAAGGGTTTTTGGAAACAATTAAGAAGACAGCGACAACAGCAGATCGACAAGCATTAGCTAAAATGACTGCAGTCGCAGAGAAGGGTCGAAAGAATCCAGTTTTTGGTGATGAGTTTAGGCCGTCATTTGTTGCTGGTGATGTATTGCTCAAAAAGGTTAATGAAATTAAAGCTATTAATAGACTAGCGGGTAAGCAGATAGGGAGGTCTAAAAAGTTCTTAAAAGGTCAAAAAGTACCAGTTGCACAAATAGGCGACTCTTTCCTGCGTTCTCTAGATGATCTAAAAATAGGCATAACGGAAGGCGGCAAGCTTGACTTTAAAAACGCTTTGGTAAGTGGCGCGGGTCGCAAAAAAGCCATTGCTGATATTTTCGAGCGCATGTCTAGCAATAAAAGCCCAGACGCTTTAGATCTTCATGAGCTGAAACAGTTTATTGATGAAACTGTCAGCTATGGTAAAACAGTTAGAGGCTTAGGCGGTAACGCTGAGCGTTCATTAAAAGACTTAAGATCTAATATTAAGACAGCGTTAGATAAAGGGTTCCCAAAGTATGCAGAAGCAAATAAGGCTTACTCTGATACAATTCAAGCGTTAGATGAGATACAAAACTTAGCAGGAAAGAAAACAGATTTAACATCAGATACCGCTAGTGGACAATTAGCTATATTAGCCAGGCGTATAACTAGCAACGCTCAAAGTAGGGGCAGGGTGAAGGATTCCTTTAAGCAAATAGAAGATGTTTTAAAGGAGCACACTGGTTTTGGAGGTGTAAAACGATTACCAGGCAGTGGTGGCGATGGCACCCCAGACTTTAGACTGTTAATGAAGTATGCCGACGAATTAGATAAAGTGGCAGGAAGCAAAGCCACGACATCTTTGGCGGGCGGTGTTGAAACAGCTATTAAGGCCACTAGAGGGCCAAAAGAGTTTATAGCAGATAAAGCGGTTGAGGCTGCAAGAAAAGCGAGCGGAATTAGTGAAGAGGGAGCATACAAGTCAATGCTGGAGTTCTTAAGTTCTCAAAAATAGATACGCTTTATTTCTCTTATGAAGCAAAACGAGAAATAACCCGCGACAACAGCGCACGTAATTTGAGGTGATATAATAAGCATAGTTAGTAAAAGTATTAGTTCCATGTATTTAAAGATACCACAAATTAAAGAAGGAAAAAAGATATGAGTTGGAGTTTAATGGCCGACGTGCCAAACCCTTTATTTGACGCTTCCGGCGACCCTTACAGTGGGGCGGTACTCAAGGCATATTTGCCAGGAACAACAACCAGCACTAGCTTAGCTATTGATAGCGCCGGTTCATCACCTCAAGCCTCTATAACGTATAACGCCGAAGGCAAGCTTGAAGTCTCAGGCAATGAAATACTTCCATATATTGATAGGAAGCATAAGTGGGCGATTTTCAGCAATGCTACAGACGCGACAGCTAATACACCGTTTTATATGGGGCCGTTTGATAATGTAGATGCCACGGCGGTTAGGGCTGATAACGCATTCACTAAACATTTCGCCACATTGGCGGCGGCGGTAGCAGATACAGGGCTAGAAGATGGTGACGCTGTAAGCATAAAAGAAAGGTTACCCGGCGAAGGTAACGGCTTTATAGCTGATGTAGTGCTATCAAGTACGGTGACAGAAAACACATTTGATATAATTCAGTGTACTGGTGTTGCTACGGTGTCTCTAGTTATTCGGATAGATCGCCCAATGACAACTAAAATGTTTGGCGTATTGCATGACTCAACGCCTGGAACTGCTGATGGTACAGACGATACAGCAGCGCTTCAGAGATCAATGGATAGAATGTCTGGTGAAAGCTTCGGACTGATTAGCTCAGATGGGACGGCGGCTGTAGATGCGGTAACTCGGCTACAAGTGCCTAGCAATATTCATTTAACCTTTTCCTCTAATTCAGAGTGGGCGGCAATCACTAACGCAGAGACCGATTATAGGTTGGTTAATATTGCGAACGTGCAGAACGTTTTTATCTACAACCCAGTTTTGACGGGCGACAAAGACACGCATACAGGCTCAACAGGCGAGCAAGGTCACTGTTTAAATATTAGCTCTAACGCAGCAGATGACACTAATAATATACACATATACAACCCTATTTGCACTAAGGCATGGGGTGATGGCATTGTTGTTCGGAAAGGTCGCAACCTGCATTTTTATGATGCGTTTACCGATGACTGTAGGCGAAATGGGATTACAGTTAACAAATGCAAAACTTTACATTTTCACGGAACAACAACGTGCACTAATACATCAGGCATATCGCCAGAGGCCGGTTTTGACATTGAGCCAAATGATTCTACCGGCAACTTAAGAAACCTAGTTATTGACAAGCTCTACACTCAAGACAATGTAGGACCAGGCTTAACTTTTAATATCGGTGATTATCCATTCAAAGGTTTCCCCCAAGACGTTACAGTAAACATTGGCGAGCATGTAGATAAAGGTTCTGTTTATGGGCTGAATGCTGCTAAGTGTGCAGGCAGTGATACTGCAGTGGCGGTAACATTTGCAGATACCGGTGATCTAGTGACGTATACAGCACACCCTTTTAGCGACGGGTTTGCTATTAGATTTTCGAGCATTGCAACCACGACAGGGATAACGGCGTTTACGACTTACTACGTTATTAATTCGGCCACGAACACGTTCCAAGTGGCTGCTACACTTGGGGGCTCAGCACTACCACTAACAACAGATGGAACAGGGGTCATAACTACAGAGATTAGGGGCGCGCTGACGATAGGGAAGCAAACTTACATGGACAATGACTCGGCTGGCGTGTATGTAGAGGACTACGGTTCAACCAATACGCCAACGATATTTATGAAAAATCTATCAATCCTGGACCCAAATGAGGGGAATAGTAGCTCTATCCTGTTTGGCGCTGGGATGGCGTTCGACCGCAAAGCAGGCTCAGGGTTAACTAATAATATAGGTAATGTAGTTATTGACAACTTAATTATCAATGACGCCAGAGACACGACGCGTATGACTTACGGGATTACAGCGCTAGATAATGACAGCTCAGGTGCAGCGCTAGAGAATGTCGTAATCAAAAACCCTATTAAGATTTCTGGCTATGACGCTAGCGCTACAGAGCTACAAGCTACGCGTATCAATATGAACGGCGCTAAAATTTCAGATGACTATGATCAGCTAGTTATTGAGTTGACAGCAGATTATACAATCACGAAAAACGTGTATAGCAAGATCACAGCCACCAAAGGTACAGTCCTGGTGCTAACTGATGACATCCCGCGGGATAACTCAGGGGTTGATCTAGTTATCGTAAATAAAGGCGCTGGCGGTGTTAGGTTTGACCCTGATGCAGCAAGAGCTATATTCCCGTTAAGTGCTACAGCCGGAAAGTACATTGAATGCACCGAGATAGGCGGAAGAATCACTATCAGATATAACCTGGCAGATGATGACTGGTACGTGATTGATCAAATAGGGACTTGGTCAGTTGAGCCTTAAAATATCCCTGTACTCATGGTGCGGGCAGCTCTTTTAGCTTAGCTTTGTAGTGTAGTTCAATAGCTTTATAATCTTGGGCGGTTCTAGTATCTAGGCCGCCTTTTTTCATTTGTAAGCACCAATATTCAAAGACGCCTATTTTCTTGATAAGGTTTTCTTTGTAGTCGCCAGAGTCGCCACCACGGTACACGTTACAGTGTAGTCTTTGACCATTAATATTATTAGGATCATATCTAATTTTGGGGTTATTTCCTGACTCTAGATAATGTCCAGCGTGGAAATTATCACCTAATGGCAGATTGCAGCATATACATAGCTCGTTTCTATCCCTGGAGCGAATATAAGCATGACAGGCAAGCTTTGCGGCTGCTTTACGTGTCTTTATATCATTATCGTAAAAAGTACGCTTACGGGCCGCGTGCTTCTTATCGTCAGCCTTAGCCGCCTTTTTAAGCGTCTTAGCTTTATCCTTAGTTGATTTATCCATAGCCCATTTTACAGAGTGCTCGAAGTCGCAAAAGCTACCGGCTGGCGTTCGAATATGATCGTACCCAAATACCCCGCAATACTTACATTTACGCTTGGCGGCCATAATATTCACTCATGGTAAGATTTAGCTATTAATTCGTCTTTGCACGGCCAAGGCACATACAAACCATGCTCTATAAGCTTTGTATTTAGCGCGTCATAGATCTCTGAATATTGCTTAGCTTCTGGCTTAGTAGATGAATCAAAGCCTGTTACAGCCTTTTGAATCGGCCCCCAGATAAACTCTTTTACTAGCGCAACATTAAACGGAACTGGATAGCCATCCTTTATGAAAGTCCGGAAGTCAAACCCCCCATCATTTAATTCTTTGGCCAGCATTGCGCAAAACTTATGGAGCGCTTTATTTTGAGTTATCGTCCTGGCTTTAGCGTTGACGGCAGATACTCGAATAATACGCTCTTTAGCGAACTTGGCACGCAAGAATTTCACGTAATCATCTAACGCTTTTTCATTATTAATTATGGTTTCCATATTCCCCCCTTTTTTATACCCGCTTCCCGTATAACTAATTATACGAGAAGCCGTCTAATAAAGTGTTATGCGTTAAAGTAACTAGCCAGTTTGCCGTTCTCAAATTCCATAAACTTATGTCTATGTAGTAATATTCCGAGTTCTCCAGCCTCCCACGTTTCAAAACCTTCTTTGCTCATCGCGTAAATATCGCGGCGCTCGCCTATAAACAAATACTGATAGTCTCCATCGTTTTTAATTGCATATTCAATATTTAACTCATCGAAAACCTTGCATAACTTGTCAATATCTCGCATAACAACACGCTCTTTAGGACTTTCCATTTTCTCGTTCCTCGTTCATTACAAGCCGCAAAGCTTGGGGTTATGTGTCTTTAAAGCTTCGTATCTTATCAATCAAAGCTAAGTGCTCTTTGTATCCTTTATCTACGCTTCGAATATCTTCTATTGTTGGTTCTATGCCTGCTGAGTTTACAAAACCCACCTGCGACATTCTTCCGCTCAGATCAAGTAACCGCATCCCTCTCTCGTGAGCACTATTTAACAAAAGTTTTAGTTCGCGTTCTGTAAATGAACACATAACAACACGCTCTTTCGGACTTGCTTTTACTTCCAACTCAAAAAATCCGTCATTATTACCAACGCCTTCACATTCTATTTTCTTCATAGTTTCCTCACGCAAGCCGCAAAGCTTGGGGTTATATTCTTAGTGCGTATTAAGCACTTCTTTATCATCAACAGTAAGCCATACATAGTAACCTTGAGTGACAGAGCTAACCTTCTCTTTTGCGGAGTAGTCGTAATCATTAGTGCATGTTTCACTAACTGAGCAATAAACCTTCCTGCCTTGATAATCTCCAAGGTAGTGCATCACACCTTTATCCATTGAAGAGAATACCATCTCGGTATTTAGCAGCTCTTTGTCTGCGTTCTCCATTAATTCTTCCCACTTCTTGTACATTTCAACCTCCAGAATATAACAACAAAATGTTGTCGGATTGTTCGCCCGCGGCTCTCAACCGCAAATTTAAGGGTTAGCAGTAATTACTTAATCTACCTTAACACCGTAGTCACCACCATTTATATTCACATTGTAAAGTATGGCGCTTTTTGTTTTATCCATATCTAAGTGTAGCCCTTGTTTTAGGTGTAAATTGAATGCAACAGGACCACCATTAATCAATAGTTTTAATAAAAACATTCTTACTTTAAGTAACATTCTTTTTCTCCGTTAGTTGGTCGCTAGCAATTATTGCTAACAACAAAATTCAGCTCAGACAGCGAGCTGCTGGCTAATATTAATGGTTATGTGCCTTCAGGTTTTTCGGGTAGCGGATAAGCTAGCATCCAATGCGTTGGCTCCGTTGCTTCGAATTCAAAATCATCGTATTCCTTGTCATCCCAGCACGCATGATGAAAGTTAAACGGCCTCTCTTTTATTTCACCATTTATGTAAATAAAGCAATCAGCGTGATTGTTATCCACAACTCCTTTTCCGTACTCATCCTTCAGCAGCTCTTTGGTGGGCAAAACTTCGCTAGTTTTAAACCATTCTCGTTCCATTTTTTTATCTCCAAATAAATACACATAACAAAGCGCATTAACTATGCTCCCAACACCCCACTTAATCTAATTGTATTTCGCTATAGCTTTATAGATAGTAATAGCGGGTTTCTATACACATCATTGCTAACATGTATAGATTGTTGGGTTTAGTATGCTAAAACGGGACGCCGCTACCAGTTTGCGGGTTATTCTGATTGTACTGCTGTTGCTGTACTTGCTGCGGATTAAGAGGCGCACCATTTTGCACGTATTGCTGCTGTTGTGGTTGCTGTTGCGGCTGCTGGGCGTATTGTTGCGGCTGCTGCTGTTGCGCTGGCTGGCTAGCTGAATGAACATACCCTAACCTAGCGTTAAGCATATCAATAGATAGCATAGGCCCGTTCTGGCCGTCAAAAGAGTCTATCTTAAGTTGTTCACACGATACCTCTATTACTGACCCTTCAACTAGGACGTTTTGATAAAATTGAACTTGCGCCGGAGCTTTGGCAAAGATAACCGCGCTATAATTCGTCCATTCATCCTGTTTTGTTTTTGGGTCTCGATATTTTACGCCTAATCGAATTCCGAAGCCGGTAGATTCGCCAGCTTGAAACTGATTTGCGGGTTTATTTAGTTTTCCAGTGATTGTAGTGCTCATTTCTATTTCCCTTGTAATTGATCTAAAAGTTCATTCATCTTTTTAACGAATGCGTGTGTTTTTTCTGCCATCTTCGAGATGTATTCCTCGTCGCGCTCAACTATTTGCGACAAATAACCGGCGGGACAGTCTAAGCGAGGATCAAAGCTTATAAAGTGGCAGTGCTTGCGACCACTAACCCAGAGTTGCATCTGTATTTGCGCCTTGTAGTCTTTGGCGTAGTCGTCAGATAGCGCGCGCTTTATCTGAGTTGAGGTGTTGGGGCATTTAATTTCGATCAGGCCGTCATCGCCTATTAACCCATCTGGCGACATGCCTACAAAATCATCATATTCAATGAAGGCTACCTCTTCGACATCAAGCCCAGTTTCAAGCTCAAACATTGCCCTGGCTTGCGGCTCAGTTGCTGTACCCCACTTCATAGCGTCATTTTCAAAGAACGGCTTAGATTCGCCGGTCAACCGCTCAGCTATTAATTCCATCATGTAAGATTCAGCAGTTTTAGAAGGCGCAGAGCCCTTGCCGTTAGTCATGACATCTTTCATTCTGGATGCGGTGACTTTACCCAGTCTGATAGCTTTCCACTCTTCAGAGCCTTGCTCCATGCTTGTTATTATATTCATTTAACCCCCAGTTTTTCACAGCGCTGCAAAGCCTCATTAAATTTAGATGCTGGCAATAAGTGCAGCGAGTTTAGCTTGTACGCACCTTGAAGCTTAGCGCCCGTCTTAGTCCATTCAACACCGCCACCGTCTAGATTTTTATAACAGTATGCGGCTAGTTGTTCGTGCTGGTCGGCGCTGATAAGATTGCTTTTATCTCGGACTTCTTCGCGGCTTTCGTCGTTCTCTCCAGTTTCTAAACATAAGGCTTTAAGAATTGCGGTCTTAGTAGCATAAGATGCGCACTTACCAGGCGCTTTGTCGCCATTGTCTGCTGCATGAGCGTTTATTGATACAGTAAGCCGATCTTGCGGGTCATCCATATTCACAAAATGAACATTATATGTTCCAGAATACAGGTGCATTTTTACATCTTGCTTTAGGTCGCGCTGCTGAATCATTTCAGCGTTTACTTGCTCAGGATAAACAACAATACCCGCCTTCACTAATTCGGCACGCGCAACTGATACTACTTGATCATGCGAAACAGCTTTATAGTTCGCCCCGCCTCCGGTTATTTTAGAATCTTTTTGCACGTAAGTGATTTGGGTCATTACAGCGTTTATTCTTTGATAAATATTCATCATTCCCCCTTAACTATATCTAATTGTTTGCGCAGATTTTCAAATGCTTCTAAGGCGCTTTTGTAGCCTTCGAGAGCGCCAGTAGTAAATCGCGTTTCGCCCATTTCTTGCACACCCAGAACCATAGCCTCCAGGTATTTATGATGATTTTCAAGAAGTGTTTCTTCTAATGTATTCATGATTACACCCCCATTAAAGCTAGTAGAGGCTCAGCAAATAAGCAAATAGAAAACGCGGTTACGGCTAATAAGTTGTTTTTCATTACCATGCCACCCCAAACCATAGGCCAACGCCGTGAATTATCCCAACGGGGAATATAAACGCCCCAGCTATAAGCAGTAGGTATTTAGCAGCTATCAGGCAGTGGATGACATGAGTCAGCCAGCCACAAATTATAACCGCAAACAAAAACACCGGAATTAAACCTTTCATTATTCTTCCCCTTTATCGTAATTATCGGCAAACCTTTTGGCATTGCCACTTGTTATCCATTTATCAAAGCCTTGCGCTATAGATAGCTTAAGCTTCTTAGCATACTTTCTAATACATCGAGCTTGAATTATTGCCCTTCGTTTCTGCTGTTCAGGTTTCATAAGTCACCTATTGCGCTGAGTTGATGTAGTAATCTTAGGCTTTATTTTTTATTGAGTCAAATATATTTAACACATTATTGACACTTACTGTGCGAAAAGCTATATTTAGAATCACATTAATAAGGAGAATGAAATGGCAGCAGTACGAACAGATACCATAATTGAAGAACTCGAATATATCGCAGCATATAAAACAGATAAATCGCCGCATAGATTCCACTCCAACCAGGCAATAGTCGCTGAATTAGTGATTAAAGAAGCGGCACGAATTAAGAAGTTACGGGAGAGAATGAAGTGAAATGCTTAATAACATTTAATCTAATTGCGGCTTGTTGTCTGCTCGGCATGGCAAGCAGTGACCGTGAAACCATAAAAGACCATGTTATAGCAGCCATAAGCGACAACGGCTGCTCGACAAGCCAGCAAGAAGCAGCACAAGGCAAGATGCGTGCTGATACGTACAACTACGCTATGTTAAGGGGTAAGTGATGAATATTGAAGAAGCGCAAAAAGAATGAAATACAGTAAAATAAACTTGAACTTTAGTCATAAACGACTATAATTAATTTTAACGGTGTGGAACCCGTTTAGAAAATGTACGAACGAAGCTTTATAAGTTATTAGCTAGGTAGGTGAAAGATCCTTCGTAGCAGCCTCGTTCCAACTGGCTAATATCTTATAGGGCTTTTTTTCTGCCTATAATTTGCCTTCCTGAATATTTCCACACCCCATTAAGACAATGCCGTTTCACTAGGCCCAAACGTTTTAAGATGGTTGTATCGAATAATATGAGTTCTAGCCGGACTCTAGCCCTCTTAGATTAGCGCTACAAGGATTTGTTAGCCGGATTGGATTTCCTATAGAGTACGAACGGTTTAACGCTGATAAGCACCACTTAGCGTTAAGAATGCCAGAAACAAGTGACGGCTGTGAGTTTACAAGATTCACGCGCTACGGGCTGAAATAAACCCGTTTCATCTGGTTGTTATAAGATTGTCGAATTACAGTGTTTTACCAAAATGTTAAATTTGAGCTTCGGTGTACTCAAGATCTTGTGATCCAGTTAGTTACGTAAGCAGTATGAAATAAAGTAAAAGAGCGCTTTATCAGAAAAGAGTTTGTTTTGATTAAGGCGTTAAGAACTGGTCACGGGGTAATACGCTGAATCAAGAGAAAAACCAAAACCATAAACTCTAATGTAAATTGTACGGATTTAGATCCACCTGATTATCACGACTTTCAAACATGTCATGAGCTCCAAACTTTAGCTAGAGAGTTAAGTAAATTATGAAAATAACTAAACGTTTTCTTTTGGACAACAGAACCAAAAAAGGAGCCTGGACGCGGGAACAGTTCAGGATTATTGGCATGACATGGCCACCCAAGCAAAACTGGATGTCATTGGTAAAAGATAAGGAGCTTACTGGCGCAGAGGTAGCGGAGTTTATAAGGGCGAAGGATACGCCAGGAACAGGATTAAAAACGCTGGAAAAGGCTTATTTATGCGTGATAAAGAACATTAGCCGATTAAGTAAGGGGCAGTTAACTATATTACGTGATGAGATTAGTAAAATACTTTGATAAAGGTGTTTTTATCTGACAAAAGAGCACCTGATAGCCAAAACCTATAGCATTCTGACAGCCAATTAAAAATATCAATTAGATAAACGGGCGTTAATTTTATAAGGTTAACGCTCGATAATAAGGGGAAATAGAATGATAGACCGAATAAACGAGCACATAGAGTTTCATAAATCTATCGACAGCCATAAATCAGATGTAGCGTTTTTGAATGAGGTGAAGGATTACGTTTCAACTTTAGAAAATAATCTAGAGCTGACAAAAGAAGATTTAGAATGCGCTCATATGTGGCTGGGGTTCAAAAAGTACCAAGAAAACTAGGTGATAATGAATACTCTATTGTTGGGCGTATTCAGTTGTTATTTTCAAATGAAGTTAATTGATAGCCAATAACTATCACCACCACAAAACCTATTAAAAATATCAATTAGATAAACGGGCGTTAATTTTATAAAGTTAACGCTCGATAATAAGGGGAAAAGAATATGGATCTTAATCGTATGACTAATCACATGGCTCTAGCGGCATACTCACACAAAGACCCAGACAGCCAGGTAATAAAAATGGCCAAACGGTATAAAAGGAAATCAATAACGCCAAGCATAAAGCGAACGCTAAACACTGTTATTAACTCGGCTATGCCTTCATTACTGGTTAAAAGGGTTCATAGCGAGGTGCACAATGTTTCTGCCTGAAAATAGATATACAGGACCATTTAATGATGATTCATTTATTGAAGAACAATTAGTTAAGCTTCCGCATCAGTGGCAGTTGGGCGCTAGAAATAAATACTCAAAAGTATTTAAGGAAGAAGGCAGAACAAAAGCTAATTTATGGCTTTTAAGAGGTGTTAAAGAGTACGGCAATAAGATATAGTTTTATAGCGGATAGGCTTAGCGGCTAAACCGATAGCTTCAGTAACTATCTTTCCGCTTATTTTTAATACTGATAACTCTATACTGGAGAGTTGCATGATAAGTTTATACCCCGATCAAGAAGAATTCTTAACCGAAGTTAGAAAGCTTTGGAAAGCTCACAATAGAATAATAGGCGTTTGTCCTACTGGCTTTGGGAAGACGCGGTGCGCGGCCAGGATAATAGAGGGCTGTATCAGCCGTGGAATGAGAGTTTGTTTTATTGTCCCTAGAATATCTCTAATAGAGCAAA